TGTTCACAAGCTCATCTACGTATGTAGGACCAATGTACCCAGGTGTCGAATACTTTTTGTCTGGCGCGGACAAGTGGACTATAGTGTAGCCGGCTTTTTCATACATGGCCGCTACGGTACTCTTTCCAGTGCGATCCAAACCTTCAAGAATTAACCAAGACATACAACCTCCATATTGCAAGGGAGGTTATACCGAAACGGTTTTATCCGCTACTATTCTGGTTTCTTATCACTTGCTATGGTGTTGAGCGGGTTAGCCACAGGCTTGCCATCGACATACAGCGGCTTAGAACCTGCGCCAAACTGTTTTGCGGTGTCGTAAAACGACGGATTAACGGCAGCATGTGCTTGTCTTGTCTTCTGATCTTCCATTTGAGCATCATGTGCCTCTTGTGCTCTACCGTGTTCGGCAGTTTGCATTTGCTGCTGATGCTCTGCTTCAGCCTGCTGCTGCTGCATTTGCTGCTGCTGCATCTCTTGCTGCTTCTTGCTGCTGTCGATAGACAAGAGCAGCTGCTGCCAGCCCAAGAACATGCTGTCAGCAGGAATATACGCTAGTTCTCTCTTGCTCATAGCCTCTTTATCGCCGAAGAACTGAGCCCTAATTTCAGCGCGAGTCATGTTCTTTTCGATCAGTGCCCAAAAGGTTTGGTTTAGAGGTAGATTAGCAGCAGCGTGCTTGATAGGCTCTTTGCCTTCGCTGCGGAGAAGATCGTTCATGGACGAAAACACCGTCATCTGCGCTTGCTGTAGCGCTACGTTGGTTTGCGGAGATTCGTCGTCAAGACCGGCAAATTTAAACTCGTACTTGCTAGCCAGCTCTTTATCGATAGCTGGCAAGATGGTGCCGTTCACCATGTCTTCGAACAGCATCATCAGCGGAATAAGACCACGTTCGCGCGAGTAGTTGATCTTGTACTCGTTGTTAGCTTGCTGCGGAGATGAGCGACCAGTTCCTGAAATTAGATAGTCTAAGCCAAGCTCGACAGGGTCGATTTGAAACTGGCTGCAGATAGCCCGCATGAGGTGGTTGTTGTAGTTGAGGTATTCCATCTCTTTGGCAGAGCCGGACATCGGTACCCACTGAACATCGTCCATACCAGCAATGATAGGTGTTTTCCAAGCGTTTTGAACACCGGAAATCGTGTTATAGAACTGACGACGAAACGCAGTAAGCTGGGACTGCGTTACCGTACCCTTTAGGTGGAGAATACCGCGAGCAGCGTATCCGTGAGTAAAGAAGTTGCTGTTGTAGGACTCGACGTTCAAGTGGTGGGTAATGTTGATGATGGCTAGTTCTAGCGGAGAATAGCAGTAGCCGTTGCTGTCTACGAAGTTTTGCGGATTGAACAGAGAGAATATCATGTCTTCGTCGCCGAAGCCAGCAAGCACTCTGTTGTCGTAAGACATCTGCACGTACTTGTAGTAGTCAATGTCAGGCTCGTTGTAAGTGTGCTCGGACTCTGGATTGTTTCCTTTAAAACTTTCCTTCTTAACCTGATAGGTCTTCCGTGCGTTGATGAGCTCTTTGGCAATAACGTCTTTGTTGGTGCGCGGATTCACGGTGTAGACAGATTCAGCGGGCACAGGACGGAAACGATGCAGGCTCTGGCCTCTAGTCAAGATTTTCTCTACGGCTACGTGGCCGAATGTGAGGGCATCTCTGGTACAGAGTTTTAAGAACTCGCCGAAATTCATCTGCTCGCCAGGAGGAACTTGATCTTTGCGACCACAGTGGTATATGTAGTCCTCTAAGTCTGCTATGATCGCGCGATCTTCCGGGGTGAGATCGGAGTGAACGTCCTTCTTGCGAACTTTAAACCCCATGTCAAAGGCTTTGCGCTGAGGACGGGCGAACCGGAGCATCGTATCGCAGCGGGCTTGGATAGCAGCAGATACGACCCAGTCTCTAAGAGAGACATCTTTAAGAGTCCGATTTGAGATGCGAGACTGCTTACCACGGAACATGAAACTGTTATTGGACTGGTCGTAGAACGGGTCGTCGAGGATAGCTTTCGAACCCAAAGCCCCTTGATTTTGATCCAACTGCTGCGGATTATCCGGCAAATTATTGCCGTCGCCCTTGCTAAGCTGCTCAATATCGTCAACTAGCGCGCTGCGGATGCCCTTAGTAAGGTTGTCAAAAAAGCCCATTTGTTATCCTATATATCGGTTGCCCTAAGAGCTATTATACTCTAGGCGATCCCTTTAGAGCTAACTAAAGCTCCACAGGAAGTTGCCTTCGCCTCCGACGCCATCGTTGTCGTCTTCAAAGTCCGATGGCTTCCCGATCTCGCCCAACCGACTCTTTGCCTTCTCAATGTCCGTGTTTATTTTTATGTTTTTTGTCATCGCAAACTCTTCAGCAGAAGGCATTTTGGTAAAGTTTCCCATGCTATCTGTGATTCTTTCGCGCACTTCATGGTCAGAATCAAGCACCACAGCTTGTGTTTTCCCAAAAAGCCCGTATAAACAATACCTTAGAGCGTCAAGCCAGTGGTCGTTTCCCTTCTCAATATCGTCAGTTATCCTGCCAGAAGCGTCAGTTTTGTAGTGATAAAGACCAAATTCTGCGATTATTGGCGCGCACGTCTCTTTGGCAAAGAACATTTTAGGCTGAATGGAGTTCATGTTTCTCAGCCACTTCTTGACAATCTGAATGCCGCTGTCAGTGTTCTTCTCAACGTCTGTTGCGCACGGCAACCCCTCAGAGCGCATAGTGACTGCATCCCCAGGGCTTGCCATGTCGGGAAAGTACAGCTGACACCGATACATATGATGCCACTTAGCTTTGATGATTTGCACCCAGGAAGGGTTGTTAGTGTAGGTACGACCTTCGCAGCGCACAACGTAGACATTTTCTCTAGCATCTATAAAGGCATAGGTAACGGTAGAAGGGTTGGACCAGCCCCAGTCAACCCCGGCATAGGATGTTAGGCCCATTTGATGGCATTTTTTAACAAAGATGTCATGTGTGCAATCACCAGGGTACTTCTGATTGGTGAGAATCTCCCACATTTCATTCCAGTTTTTTACGTGGTCTTTTTCTTCAAACTCTTTGTATACGATACCTTCTACGGATGGCTTGAGATTGTAGAGCTGAGATATTGCCCAATCTGGGCCGTTTTCTCTCGTCTTCTTGATCGAGTCAGAGATAGGTTTTAGCATAGGGGAAGTAGATGTTTGGTTCTTAGCGTCAGACAGGCACAGGGCAGCCATCGGACATTTTAAGCAGCCTTCACCAGCAAACGTGTGCCGAAAGTACTCGTCCCCTTTCTTTTTGTCCTTCTTTTCCCAATGCTCTTCTGTTAGCACTTCCAGCGTATCTTGAAGAACGTAGGCTACGGTAGGCGAGGTGCCAGAGCGCGTATCTGGACACCTTTGACTAAACTCAAGAGTAGTCCACTTGCGTACGGTTCGTCCTTGCTTCTCAGCGTCTTCAATCTGCTGATTCATCAACCCGTATCTAGATTTTCTGGTTGAGATACCAACGCGCAGAGCTCTTCTGCCGCGCTTAGAGTCAAGCATCCCCGCAATATCTTGAAATGCCCTAAGACCTTCGCCTTGCACCGTATCGATTTCGTCAACCGACACGAACGAACCGTGAAAACCGTTTACAGACTTCAGCGTACATGGCAGCACCTCAAGATCGATCTTAACGATCTCTCCGTTCTTAAGGTCTCGCACGTTAAACGAACTCTTTTCTTGAGTCGTTTTTTCCATCACCTTATATCCGTCGATCGTTTGCTCTAAGATAGGGCGAACGCGCTCGTTAAGCATGAATCCTTGCTGATACTGATAGCAGCGCTTAGCTTGAGAAAGGATAGCACCAACGTGGGCTACGTCTCGCTGGTCGTGAAAAAGAAGCAAAAACTCAGCGATTGCAACGGCAAGGGTTTTTCCCGAGCCACGACCTGCAACGCACAATAGTTCTTCGATCTCTACGTCGTTCTTTTCTAAGACACAGATTTCGTATATAAGCCAGATAATGTCTAGCGGATTAGAGTCTGCGTATCTAGAGACGGTGACATCTGGAAGCTCTAAGCCTAGAAACAACTTGATCCAAGCTTTCAGCTCGCTTCTAGTTTTGCACGGCGTAAAGAACAGCTTGGTTCGCTGCTCGAGAGTTAGCCCCTTATATCCAGGGACCGGTGCGGATTGCGCCTCTTTATTTGACTTCTTTGCCATCTGCTTCGTCTGCCGCCGCTAAAGCTGTAATGTCTATAGTGTCGCTTTTCTTCTGCTTGTTATCAAGTCGCTTAGTTTTTGTAGGCGGCTGAACTTTCATTGCCTCTCTAACAATGCCCTTCTTTGCGGGTTCTGTCGTAGCAACACCGCTCACTAGCTTGTTGAGCGACTCAGCAACGTCTTTGTATTCTTTTATATTTTGGATAGCTATACTGGGGACCTGCGTGTTTTTAGGGTCTTTTAAGTAGCTCTTGAGGCTATCAAGATGTTGAGCATTTGTTACAGCAATCAAGGTAGACAAGAAGTCCACTTGTTCTAGTACCGACTTAACGACTCGAGCTTGAATTCGGTCTTTTAGAGTGCCCATCATAAGCTCTCTGTCTTTGCACCACCCCTTTAGGGAGGCGGTCATGATGATTTGGCCGATAGGAAACTGCGGGAACTGGGCATGAATCTCGGCAAATGTGTAACCCACCATAAACAGCTCGTACAGCTTTATGGCATGGTTTTGAGGTATAGCTGCGGTTGTCTTGTACTTCCGCATATACTTGGTCGCTAGGGTGCTCTCTTCCTCTGACAATCCAAAACGCTGGTTGTCACTGAGATGGCGCTTGTTCGACATGTCGTATCCTATTGATATGTAACTAGTAGTTCTAAGATACTGTCACGTCTTGGTTTGTAAACCACTTGGACAGTACGTCTAGCTCGTGATAGATTACGGCTATATCTAGCTGGTTATACTGCGCTATCTGAATAGCGGTAAACTCGAGCATAGACAAGAACAGTATTTTTTTCTGAATCTCTGACAATGGGAGTAACTGAACTTCTTTAAAACTATCAAAACGATCTAAAAAATAAACACACCGTGTCTGAATCTCTTTGCTCATCTGGAGCATCGGCAATGTACGAAACAAACTATGCTCGCAGGCGGATTGAGACAGATATACCACCCACAAGTCTTGCCTAAGGTCTTCGTCCTTAGTTAGACTGTGTATTAGTAGGCCCACTTGGGCCAGGGATCTTTCTGTCTTCGAATCCTTCTTCATACTTATCAAAGTCCACGATGTTTACATCAACATCCCACTTACTTCCACAGTAAGTTTGCACAAAGCCCCTAAGTATTGATGCAAAATTTAAGTTTCCGTTTCTTTTTAACAATCTCTTTAGACTCCAAAGATCCCATAGGCCGGTTGCGGTCTTTAGCCGGGCATATCGCTCTAAGGTCCTTAAGAGTGACCTAGAGGCATACAAATCGTACACTAACACCTTCTTCTCTACGTCCACCCTCAGCTCTACTGCCTTTATCTCTTGATGAACCAAAGAGCCGTACATGTAAAGCGTATTCTTGTGGAGATCGTTGAGAAGACCGTTGTTCATCAGCCAGCGCTGATGGTCGATATGCTCTTCTAATTTAAAATCCATTTCTGTCTCCGCACTTTTATATCAGATTTAGCAACTTAAATTGCGTTCTCTTGCATTAGATCAGCAAGGGCCCGTTTCATCGCTTCTTTATCTAAGCTTCCACTATATACCCTATCTATATACTCGTAAACGATGTCTACGGTACCGGTGGCCTTGATCTTTACCCTGTCTACTTTGACAGAATCGGTATACTTGGTGCGCAAAGACACGGTATGCGTTTTGCAAAGCTGCTTCCATGTCTCGCTCAAGAGCAGCGAAGCTATTTCGCGTCTAGGGCCGCTCAGCACAACCACATGGCAGTCTTCTCTAGACAAGGAGCCTATGTCCGCAAGAGTGGCCTGCACGTCCTTGTCTACCGTAACCTCGTGCAGGCGCCAGCGA